AGCTGGTAGTTATTACCTGTTCTGTAAATATTTTACTGTTCTACCATATTCTGGATGTTCTGGGAATATTTTACTGTTCTGGGAATATTTGGATGTTATGGTAGTTATTACCTGTTCTACCATAATTTTCCTGTTCTGTAAATATATGGTAAAGCTGGGAGAAACTGGCTGTTCTGTAAATAATTTCCTGTTCTGTAAATATATTCCAAATCTGGGAGGCTGTTACAGAGATGGTAGAAATTACCTAGTCTGCCAGTATTTTCCTGTTCTGGAAGAATTTTCCTGTTCTGGAAAAAAATGGGAGCGGAGCCAGATAATGGAAGAGATGGTAGAAATTACCAAAAAAGGTAGAAATTACCAAATGGTTTACATAATGAGGTGACACAATGAGATGGTAGATTCTACCAGTATTTTTTAGGGTATTTTATTAATGGTAGATTCTACCATATGACTTTTATAGTATATATAATACATTTGGTAGTTTCTACCTTATAGATACAATACAGGTTAAAAAGATCTTTAGTATCTTTAAATCAATGCTTGACATATAGATTCAATAGGAATATAATGAGTGTAACGACTTGAATTAAGTCAAGCGTTTTGGAGGTTTTACCATGAAAAATACAACGAATATCCTATCTGACGAAATCGTTTCTTTTACCTTTGAAACAGTCGATGTGAGAGACACTAAAACGTATTCTAGAGACTTTTATCACACATTATGCGGTCACTATGCTACTGAGTCAATAACAGTCGCTAGAAAGGCTTATGATGCCATTGAAGCGTTCTATGATAAGGATAAAGAGCAATATGATTTTTGCCCGAAATGTCAAGTTACTAACAAACAGTATCACATGATTAAAACGGTTATTCCAGATTCAAGTTATGGTGATGATGTCATAGTCTATCTATTTGATACAAACAATGTTCGTGACATAGTTCGCTATTGCTATGCTAATCATATGAGCATACATACTCATTACTTTCCAACTTATTCGCCTTACGATTGTACAGGGAAACTAATTGAGCGAAGAGTTGAAATTACAAAAGGTAAAAAATATTTTACGATGATGATTACACAAAACTATGATGTATAATCTTTTACCAAAAACTGGGAGCGGAAACGTTCCCTTTTTTTTGGCTCTTTTTACATGGTAGTTTCTACCAGTTGGGAAACAGAATCATAATGGTAGTTTCTACCATATGAAAATACTGAAAATATGGAAAACTGAAAATGGTAGTTTCTACCAAACTGGAAAACTGGAAAACTGGAATTTTTTGGAAACTGGAAAACTGGAAAACTGAAAATATACAAAATGGTAGTTTCTACCAGTAACAGGTATACAGGGAACAAAAAACAGGGTATCAGATTATTTTTTATTCATCACATACAAAAACATTCTTGCAGGGATATACAGCTTACAGAATCAACTATATACAGTCTAAAACGGTCTAGGATCGATTCTACCACAAAAAACGATATAGTATTCATAAGGTATAAAAAACAGCTTAAATTGCTTAAATTGCCTATTGCAATATGTTTCTACTTATGATACAATGGTATTACCAGATGAACAACAAGGTTCACTGAGTCGGAGGTGCTTTATGTCAATTATTAGTAAAATTACCGTTGCTTTGGTCAATTCTTCATCTTGTGACCCTCTTGATAACGTTATAGAGTATGTTTGTCCCGTGTCTATTCATGACGGTTCATATCCTGTCAAGACCATAGATATTGCTACTTCATTGTGGAATAGCAATACCTATTACTTCGGTTTACGTGCAAGGTATCTAATAGTACTATTCGAAGAAACTGACGGAACATTCAGAGAAAAGTACAAGTTCGATGGAGCTGTACTTGATAACCTGAATAAGTTTCTCAGAAACTTCGATGCAGAAACAGCTATTGTGTGTTGTGATGTATTGGGATAATTTGGGAATGAGGGAGATGGAAACATCTTCCTTTTTTTTATTTTTTTTGTTATGGTAGAAATTACCTGTTCTAGGGATAATTCCCTGTTCTACCATTTTTTTGCTGTTCTGACATATTTTTCCTGTTCTGTTATATTCTGGCTGTTCTGGTAGAAATTACCTGTTATGGGAGATGCTGGAAGAGCTGGGAGATCCTGGGAAATGGTTGACATAAAATAAAAGAACACGTGTTCGTTTAAAAAAAAATAAAAGAACTGATGTTCGTTTTAGAATAAAAGAACTGATGTTCGTTTAAAAAAAATAAAAGAACACGTGTTCTTTTATAAATTGGTAGATTCTACCATTGACGAATCATACAAAAATAGTAGTAGTTTTTTGTGCATATTGCTATATTTTCATTTTATAGTCAAATAACAATAAAAAGGTATTGTAGAATCTACCATGTTTGGTATAATGGTCATAGACCATTACAAGAAACAGTCGTTCTTGACTTAAGTCAAGCGACAAACAGAGGAGTATAAAATTATGAACATTTCAATGCAAACGTGTAAACAATATGGTATTAGTAAGCAAGTTCAGTCGGTCTTTGCGTATTCTCTTACACCAAATCAATTATCATATATGTTCCTAACAGGGAACATAGATAAGGAACAAAGCAAATCTGATTATACAGACAAGCTGAATGAAATGTCACGCAATGAAATTAATAAAATTATACGATTGTATGATATGCCACATGGTATTTCAAGAGGAACACGTTTATTTAAAAAGCATGGTTTCGTAATAAAGTGTGATGTGCAAAGCGGTCTTACAGATAGACAATCAATAGCTGAATACGAAACATACAACAAAGCAAATGATGAATTAAAAAGAGGTTTAGCACCAATTTTAGCCATTGCAAAGGGTAGAACAGGCAAAGGTATAGAAGTTAAGAATAGCGATGGCAAAGTAATAGATATTATTCCTACACGACGCGACGACGTGAAAACAAGCAAATATAATAATCGCAACAATACATGTCGTTCGGGTAGATATATTTTATCTATACAGCCATATGTAAATGAAGTCGGTTTACTTGACATGACAAGTGATGAAGTGAGAACGTTCAAAGCAAAAATGAATGATTTAGGTATATACGATTTACATAGCGATAATATCGGTAGATTGAACGGTAAAATAGTCTGTATAGATTATGGTTATAGTTAGTTAGTTAGTTAGTTGATAAGACAAAGAGTAGTACTGAAGAGTACTACTCTTTTTTTGTTTATTGAGATAAGAGGGGCTGCTTTACAAAAATGGTAAAGTCTGGAATTTTTTTTAGGTAGTACGCACTATCTCTCCAATAGCGAATTTTCCCATCCCATCCCCCCCATCCCCATCCCTCTAATCTCCTTCCATCTCTCTCCCAACTCCCTCTTTACTCCTTCTCCATCCCTCTAACCTCTTCTCCTTCCTACACTTCTCACACCACTTAGCACTATTACTTTTAACCATCACTAACCCTCCACAACCCTCACACTCTTTAACCATCTTCTCTCCAGTGTAAGCTAAGAAATAAACTATAGGGTCTTCATACCTGTCTACTACAAAAGCTACCTTCTCACCAGCTTCTTTTAACTCCTCGAAGAGGAGGGGGGTGTCTTTACAAGTAAGTTCATTTATACATAAGACCTTATCCCCCCCTGTCACAGTTGGCCTTGTAAAGCCCAGTTGGTATAAACTTCTTAAAACTTCAATTCTCTTATCTGGCTTAGTAGTGGCATGGGCGTACTTAAAAATCTCAGTCTCTTTTAAATTACAATAGCCAAACCCATCTATTTTCCCAAAGAACATCATCATATACAATACTTTTTGAGTAACTTTATTGTCTATAGTTAATATGACCCTCATTTCGCTTTCTGTAAAAACTATTTCGTTCCCTTGTTTTAATACTTTGTTCTTACAGTATCTCCCTACCTTTTCTATTATCTTAATGAATTTAATATAATTATATTCTTTTCTTAACCAGAATTTACAGAAGTCGTGTAATTTTCTTTCTACTTCATCTTGTCTAACTCCTAGAAAAATATAGTACCTATATAAGATAGATAATTCATAAGTAATTTTATGAGTTAATAAAAACCCTTGTTCCAGCATCCTCTCAGCATGTTTCTTTTCATTAGTTATTATTACCATAGTTCACAACCTTTCTTTATATATCTTTTATTAAGATACTGATATTCTCCATTTTCATCTTCTATTGGAATCCATACTTCTTTCTGTCTATTATTAAATATAATATTTATTAGATTATCTAATTTAGCCTCCCAGACAAATGATTTATTATCTAGATGTACACAATAATTAACAAATTCTTCATCAGAGACTACTTTAAGCATCTTCTCTATCAACTCTTCTTTTTCTAACCCATTAGACATAAAATCTTCGTGATGAAAAGCTTGTTCAAGTTCTTTTTTATTTTTCTTGTCTACTTGATATTCTTTATATAATCTTTTTACTTTAACTAATTTAGATTCATCTATTTTTATATTTTTGTCTAATAGAATCCAATCTACATCTTCTTTTTTAGCTTTCCATTTTTTTAAATTGATAACTTCTTTCTCCATAATGAAACTAAGTTTATTCATTACACAAGACGTTAAATCCACAGGAACATATCTTTCATAGTTTTTTAAGAATTTAATTTCATCTTCTGTTTTTTCATTTTTAATAACTAATTCATCTACTGAGCAACCAAATACTTTTTTACTATATGTGTCCATATTTTTTAGCCATTCTTTTAGTTCTTTTTTCAAAGCAGGATATACATAAGTCATAAAGTAAGGTTTCTTTTCTATGATAATATCATTATTAAAATTTTTAGACTCTATTTCTTCTGAAGTATCTTTTTCAATATCTACTTTAGACCATTTTACCCAATGAGTAGGAAATCCAGTTATTTGTACTCCTTTAGCCTTATCTATTTGATTGCCTTGTTCTCGTCTAAGTATTTTTATTCTAGTTTGTATCTCTTCAAGCTTTTCTTTGTTGTTTGCGTGTTTAGCTTCAAGAGAGTATAGACTAGTAGAGTAATTAGTTATAACTCCAATCTTAGTATCAAAGGAAGAGAAATCAGCTTTTACACAGGAATCAAAACATATTTTTTCTTTAGGAGCAGATTGCTTTGAGTAAGTAATAGGTAATAAGTTGTCTTCCACTCCTTTGATGAAATACTCATTATTAGTAGTCATTAAGATATCTCCATCAAAATCAGCATCTGCAAAACGCATACAATCATCTCCCCAGATGTTTATAACGATACCGCTATCTAAATGACCAAAGTAAAACTGAGTCTCTCCGTTTTTCTTAAAGTTAAGTATATTATGTTCACTATAATGAGTCATAGGACTTCTACAAGCATCTACTTGTGTTATTCCTTGTTTAAGCCAATAGTTAGAATAGTATTCGTTTTCTTTAAGAAGACCAGTTACAGGAAGTTTTAAAGCATGTTGTGCTTGTGCGTATGGGTCAGCTATCATCATCTGGTAATTGCCTTGTACTGCTAATTTACCCATACAAGCATCATTCATTTTCTTTTCTATCATATAATGAATTTTATTTTTAACGTAGGGATGTTTTAATAATTCATTATTTAATACTACTCCTTTACCTATGTCTATATCTTTAGCAGACATAATCTCAAAAATATCATCGTACTTCTCTCCTATTAGGAATAGTAATGCTTGAAGAGGGTCTTCATCAGTAGCTACTCCTCTTAGCCAATCTATAGTAGGTTGACATAAGTTTTTAATATCTTTGTTACTTAGTTTTAAGGTTTGTATATATTGGTAGTTTGTAAATGCCACATCCTTATCTTTCTTAGGATTAGCTCTAGTTACTCCCCAGCTAAGATTATTTTTATTAGTGCTATGTACGTATGACTTCCAGTTTTTATAAGCAGACCAGAGTTTAAATTGGCTTTCAGACAAGATAACGTCTATATCTTGTATATTGTATATATCTCCCCATAAATCAGTTATAGTGTCAATATGATTCTCATAAGCAAACTGATGAAAATCAAATGTAGCCAACATTCCCTTTATGAATGGAGCACGAATAATGAACTGAGAAGGAGTATACTTAATATGCAAGTCATTTGCCCAAGTACTAGACATTCTAGGAGATATTAATCCTTGACCATCAAAGGCATTAAATTCAAGTTCTTTGTCTATTACTGTAACGACATCTCCTTCAATCCAATCTACTTTTTTTACTGCGTTATATTTAAAATCTTTTACTACACATACATTTGGAGTAGAAACTATTTTAGATACAGAAGCATAGAGACCAAAATAAGCATTATATTTAGCAGGATTCATTTCTAGGTCTCCATGGTCATTCTTAAATATCTCATTGATAATATCAAATATAGAATCTTCTATAAAATATACTATATTGTTTCTAGCATGACCAGCTCCACATAAAAATCTTTTAAATAATATATTGTTTATTAATATTCCATCTTTAATTAGATTCTTGTAGTGTGCTGTATGCTCTACATTAATTGAGATTACTTCTGGCATAAACATAGAGATTTTATTAGTAGGGTCGAAGCTACGTTTTTTTATTTGTCTTATAGTTCTGAATAGTTGGTTATCTCCCATAGCTACTATTTCATCGTTCTTTTGAGCTTGTTTAAATGTCAACTTGAAATTATAATTTGTCTTGTGTATTCTTGAAGAATCAAATTTAAACATATAGAATTGTTTATATAATTTCAAAATTTATCCTCCTTATCTTATAATCTCCATCTTCTTTTGCCACGACCAAAGAAAGACTTTCCTAAAGTTCTTCCAACTCTTCCTGCTGTATAAGATGCATACTGTGATTTATTCTGAGGTTTATCGCTATCATTACCAGACATAAATGCCCCTACTATTGCTATAATAATAATTGCTATAATAATTTCCATAATCTACTCCCTTCTTTTTTTTCTATTGAATCTGTTTTTACTTTTAGTAACTGTCCATTCTTATGGAATAAACTCTCTTGGTCATCTAATTCATCTATAAAAGTATACAAATTATTTTCTATTAACATACAATAAGATTTATTATCTATTATATTATAATTTAATATGTTCTCCTTTCTTGAGTATTTTTGTCTTAGGTAAATTTCTTCTAACCATTTGTAGTTTTCTCTTTGAGATAATGTTAGTCTTTCGTTAGTTTCCCAATCAGTAATAAAATTTTGAATTTGTATCATAATATTATTCCTTTCTTATGTGGATTTTTTATCTACCCCTATTATACCACACTTTTAACTATTTGTCAAGTTTTTTATTACATGTTATTTTATATAATAAAATTTGTACCAAAATATCCTATATAATATATTATTATATTAAACTATTAATAATATATTATAATAATATAGTAATATTCATATCCCTCCCTCCACCCTAGTATTATACCACATTTATTTATATTTGTCAAATATATTATGTTTATAGAATATTTAAAATATTTATAGAATATTTTAAAAATAAATTTGGTAATTCCCCAAATAGAAAATCTCTGGAAACTGTTGGTATGAAAGGGTTATAGGGTTTAGAAAAAAAATGCGTTATTATGGATAGGGGATATACTAATATTACTTATCATTTTTTATTTCAAGGAGGACAACTTAGTGATATTAGTTACAAAAGCAACTTTCCAAGACATGTTAAAAAGAAAATTCATGAGCCAAAATTTCAAACAATGGTATATTACTTCATCTAAAAAAGGAGGTCATCGAAAAAAGAGATATGTATCTGATGATGTTTATGAAGCGTATATTAACAACATTGAAGGAAGGGCTTAATTTATATGAGAATAATTGTAGACACAAATGTTTTAATGGATGGTTTAGATTTTAAAAAATTTGAAAAAGTAGTCATTCCTATTGTTTGCGTAGAAGAACTTGACCATTTAAAAATGGATAGAGACTTTAATAAGTCTGGTAAAGCCAGAAAAGCAATTAGAGATATAGAAGAATCAAAAAACTCCCTTTGTGTGTTTGATTCAAAACCATTATTACTTAAAGATTTAGACCCTAATAAAAATGACAATATTATTTTAAGTTGTGCAGTTGACGCTATTAATAATGATACTGTTGATTTTTTTTATACCAAGGATTTAGCTTTAAAAATAAAAGCTAAAAAAAATGGCATTCCTTTACACGAAGAATTAGATAGTATGTGCAAAGGATACACAGGTCTTAAAGAAGTAATGTTTTCAGATGAAGAGTTAGCTGATTTTTATGAACATCCAGAAAATACTTGGGGTTTACTCCAAAATCAATATTTAATAATTAGAGACAGTGATGGTCTCGTAGTAGATAGAAAAAGATGGGACGGATATAATTTTGTTTCATTGAGTTATAGAAATATAAAGAGTGAACACATGGGAGAACTTACTTCAAGAAATTATCAGCAGGACTGTGCTTTTGATTTGTTGCAAAATAAAAATATCCCTATTAAAGTTCTCTTTGGAGTTTTTGGCTCTGGTAAAGATTTACTAATGGCAGCCCATGCTTTGAATTATATACAAGCACGAAGAAAATTATTTTATGAAAAAATTATGTTTATTAGGTCTAATGTAGGAGTTAAAAATGTAGCTGATATAGGCTTTTTGCCAGGGAGTGAGTTTGATAAATTACTTCCATACGCCATGCCTTTAGCTGACCATGTCGGTGGTATAGAAGGTCTTAGGATGCTTACTAACGCTACACCTAAAATAGTAGAACTTCAACATCTTGGTTTTATAAGAGGAAGAGATATTAAAAATACAATAGTAATTGTTAGTGAAGCTGAAAATTTAACTAGAGAACACGCACAATTACTTGTAAGTCGAATTGGAGAGAATAGTCAGATATGGTTTAATGGAGACTTTAGACAAATTGACTCTAATGTTTTCGAACAAAACAATGGTCTTCATGCGATTATAGAAGCACTAAAAGGTGAAGAACTTTTTGGATGTGTTAATTTCACTATTACAGAAAGAAGTGAAGTTGCTAAACTCTCTGAAAAAATTTAGGGAGCTGGTTTAATGGATATTGTTAAAAAAAGAGGAAGACACGCATTAAAAATATACGACAAAGAAGACCCAGAGGCTGATGCAAAACTTCATACACAAATGTTTTATAAAAGATTCGGAGAAGAAGCTCATATAAAACAAAAATATATTAAATATATAGTTAGGTCTTTTATCACTACTTTTAAAGAGATGATAGCAGAAGGATATGTAGTTAAACTTGATGGCATTGGAGATTTCTTTTTAGCTTCAGAAATTACAGATTTAAAATGCAGATATACTCCGCTTTATAAAAAGTTTATTTTTGCTGGAGTTAAACCTATTTTACATTTTAAAATATCAAAAAAATGGAAAGAGGCTTTGATAAGAGTAGTTACTGAAAAAGATGCCTATATAGAAGACCCTATTGCTTTCGATTTTAATCCTAATTATTATTATTTAGGATACATTAGAAATAAAAATATGGCAGTAACTGAAGTTGAAAGAGGAATTGGTAGAAAAAGACGACCAGAAGTTATTTATACAGTAGAAGACATTGAAAGAAAGTGCGAAGAATATGGTTTACACTTTCCAGATTTTACTGGAGAAAAAAGAAAACTTAAAAGTCCAGAGGTGGCAGAAGCTATAAGAGCCTACTGTGGAATAAAGGAGTCAAAGGATGAACCAACTTAGAGGATTAAATGAAACAATAAAAGATTATTTTAGAAGAATTTGTATAAACAGAAAAGAATTAGGTTTAATCTGGGACGACATAGCTGAGTTGATGAATAATGAAACTGGTGATAAATTTACAGAATCAAGATATAGAAAAAAATGGGCTAATTATAAAGAAGGCTTTAATGATGCAGTGACTCAAGCAGTTGATACTGATACTGTTTTAAAAAATCAAGAGCTTTCTCTTTTAAAGATTCAAGAAGAAAAAGTATTGTTAAGAGATAATAGAACTGCTCTTGCTTTACAAATAAGAGTTAAAGCTAGGTTTGAAAATTTTGTCGAAGAATTAAAAAATGCAATGAAAGAAAATTTGCCTCCACTTCAATTTAGTCCTAAAATCATAGAAGATTCAAATAAGGATTTAATAATGGTTGTTGCTTTTTCTGACTTCCATGTTGGAGCAGGATTTAGTAATTATTTTGGAGAGTATTCTATTGAGATATTTAAAAGAAGGCTTGAAGAATATGTAGAAAAAATAATTGAATTTGGGAAAGAAAATAAAGTAGGTATATTAAAAATTCTTTCTTTAGGAGACGTTATATCTGGGACAATACATGTTTCGACGAGAATACAAAACGTAGAAAATGTCGTTCAGCAAACTAAAATTTCTGCTGAATATATTGCACAAGCACTTTGTAAATTAGCTGAAAATTTTGAATTAATAGAATATTATACAGCTTTAGGAAATCATGGTAGAGTAACACCATCCAAAGAAGAATCTTTATATGAAGAAAATTATGAAAGCTTTATTCCTTGGTGGATTAAAGCAAGGCTAGTTGATATCAAAAATATAAAAATTATGGATAATGAAGTTGATGAAGGAATAATCGTAGCTAAGATGTTTAATGATGAGGTTATCTTCGGAGTTCATGGCGACAAAGATAGTTTTAGTAAAGCTTCTACAAATCTTCCTGTAATGATTAGAAAATTTCCGATATCTATCTGGTGTGGTCATTTACATTCTTTTGGTGTAGAAACTAAACATGGGATAGAAACGATTAAATCTGGATGCCTTGGTGGAACTGACGAATATGCAAAAGACAATAGACTTACTGGCAAACCTTGCCAAACTATAGCTATCTATGATAGAGAAGGATTAATGCTTATTAAGAATGTTAATTTTAAATAAACATTAATAGAGGGAAACTTATGGAGTTTTTATTTTTAGGAATTATTATTGGGATAGCTTCAGAGAAATATCTATTTAGACTATTAGACTTACTATTTGAGTATATTAATGTTAGAATTAGTGAAAAAGCTTCTAAGTATCAAGCTAAAATGCAAATATTAGAATTCAAACTCAATGAAAAATGCTCTCCTAAACAACCAGCTATAGGTTTTTCTTTAGGAAATAAAGATGATGACCTGTGTGGACAAGATGATTGGGATGATGAAGAAGAAGAAATTTCAGAAGGTTTTTTCATGAAAGGTAAATCCCAAAATAAAATTGGATTTTAATCTTAGAAAGGATGAAAGGATTTGGAAAAGAAGAATACTTCTACTCCAGTTAGCCACGTAAAGAAAAATGGTAAAGCCTTAGATGTACTAGAAAATGCTAGACCTAAACCAAATGCAAGAAAACCCAAACTGGTTAAAATGGATAAGTCTGAATTGGATAAACTTAAAGTTGAAGTAATTAATACAGGTACTTTCATGTTTCCAGAAGAGACTATAGTTCCAGAGCCAGAAAAATATAAATGCTCTTGTTGCGGTTTATCTAAAAAATTTGATAGTTTTTTTGTATCTTATTCCATAATAAATAAAGATAGAGCAATGATGTCAGCATGTAAAGACTGTATAGATGTTCTTTGGAAATCTTATTTAATAAAATATTATGGAGATATATCTAGAACTTTATATTATTTTTGCATGTTAGTTGATGTACCTTATTATAAAAATGTTTTGGAAGAAGTAAATACAACAGAGGGTGAAAGTACAAAATTTTTTAAAAGATATATGGAAAAAGTTATTTCTTTTGGAAAACAAAATAATGCTCTCACTTTCTTAGATGGTCAATTACTATGGGATGGGACAAATGAAAAAGACCCAGATTTCTTTGAATATGATGCAGAAGCTATTGATTATGTTCCAACTTTAAAAGATGTTAAAATGTGGGGAAGACTTCCAGCACAAGATATTTATTATTTAAAAAATGAACTTGAAGATTGGAAACAAAAAACTGAAATAAGCGATAAGTCTATGGAAGAAATTGTAAAACAAATCTGCTATAAACAGCTTAAAATATTTAGGTTAAATGAAGTTGATGGGAATACTTCTAATGAAATTAAAGATTTAAATTCACTTATGACTTCTGCTAAATTAAAACCAATACAAAATAAAACTATAGGCTCAGAAGAGAATACTTTAGGTGCTTGGATTAAACGCTTTGAAAATGAAAGACCAATACCAGAACCAGACCCAGAATTTGCAGATGTCGATGGCATATGGAAAAAAATAAGAATTTGGTTCTTAGGACATTTTTCAAAAGTATATAATTATGAAAATGAGTTCAGTAGAGAATATGAACAAGAGATGTCCAAGTATAGAGTGGATAGTAGCAAAGAAATTTATGAAACAAAATGGGCTACTCACGAAATGGGCAAGGAGTTGTTTAAAAATGACTGAACAAATTAGTCAAAAAGATTTAAAAAGAATTGGACTAGATAAAGAATTTATTCCAGAAAAAACAGATAATAAAAGTTCTGAAATGAAACAAGAAGAAAAATTAATGGAAGGTATTGGAGTTTGGATTTCTTATTTTAGAGCTAATCCTCATAGATTTGTTTCTGAGTATTTAATGCTTAAACCTTTTTCTTGGTTTCAAAAAATTCTTTTATTCATGATGTTTAAAAATAATTACTTTATGTGGTGGGCTAGTCGTGGATTAGGTAAAACTCATTTAACAGCCTTATATTGTGTTGTTAGATGTATATTGTACCCAGAGACACAAATATGTATAGCTTCTGGTATTAAAGCACAGGCTTTACAAGTAATTTCTGAAAAGATAATGGATTTTAAAACTAAATGTCCAAATATAGCTCTTGAGATAAGTGATTTTAGACCAAATATGCAAGATGCTAGAGTTGATTTCCATAATGGAAGTTGGATAAAAGTAGTAGCAGCTAATGATAACGCCCGTAGTGCCAGAGCAAACGTAATCATTGTTGATGAATTTCGCATGGTCAATGAAGATATAATCAGAACAGTTCTTCGTAAGTTTTTAACTGCTTCTAGAAGACCTAAGTTTGTTGATAAAGTATTACCAGATGGTTCTATGCCTTATGGTTTTTATGAAGAGCCAAATACAGAAATATACCTCTCCAGTGCTTGGTTATTTAATTGTTGTGCCTCTAAATAGAAAAAGGAGGCAATTATGAAAAGTGGAGTCCGAAAAATATTTTTTGATGAAAATTTTTTTGAGAATATAGACTCTGAAAAGAAAGCTTATTGGCTTGGTTTTATATATGCAGATGGTTCTGTATATGATGGAAATCAATCTAATACACAAACTTCTTTAAGACTATCTATTAATCTACAAAGAGAAGATAAGAGACATTTAGAAAAATTTGCAGAAGATTTAATGTTTACTGGTGAAATAAAAGATTTTATATCAGTATCACCCATGACAGTGAATCCTAGTAATCAAAGTAAAATTGTTTTAAATTCGAATTCTTTTTGTAGAAATCTTATAAAAAATGGTGTAACTCAAAATAAAACTTATACTATGGAAGTTCCTAAATATTTAGAAAAAGAATTTTTTTATCATTTTTTGAGAGGATATATAGATGGTGATGGCTCATATTTTTTTAATAAAAGATATGAATATAAATCTTATAGATTTCAAATAGAGATAGTGAGTCATTGTTCTAATATTTTGGAATATATAAAAAGCATGTGTGAAAAAGACAATATAAAACCCAATATTTCTTTTAGGAAAGAAGTTGGGGCATATAGATTATTTTTCACTGGAAAAAATAATGTTGGAAAACTTATTGAATTAATGTATAAAAATTCCACTGTATACTTAGATAGGAAATACACAAAAGCACAACAATTATTACAAATAGCTACTTTAGGTAGAAATGCCTATCGATTAGAGGGCGATATCGGTGAAATCTTCCAATTTTCTAGAGACAACGCCGAGATAACCAGAGAAATTAAAAATTCTCTGACATCGTAACGCATAGCGATTGAATCTGCTCTTGACACATAGCCAGTGTCCAGCAGAATATAATATCGCCAAGAGCGTCCTCCTTCTTAACTTTAAATTTTAAAGAAGAAGAAAACGTATGCTGGTCTTATACAATGGAAAAGTATAAGAACAGTGGGATAAAAAGCCCACTGGATAACAAAAATGATAAATCCCACTGGAGCTGGGAAAAGTTTAATTCTTATACAGATGCAATGCTTAAAGGTAGACCTTATTTTACTTGTGCATTACCTTACCAACTTGGAATTAAAGAACGTATCATAATGAAAGATGTTATTATAAATGAAATGAAAGAAGCAGATTTCAATGAACAATTATTCAAAATGGAAATGGAAACAATTCCTTTTGGAGAAAGTGAGAAATCATATTTTAAATTTGATATGCTTTCAAAAACTAGAAAAGTATCTGTTCCTAATTTACCTTTAAGTAATGAGGAATATCTTACTCTTAGAGATAATCATAGAAGACCAGACTTTAATAAAAAGAAGCGTGGTAAAGAGATTAGGGTATTATCGATGGACGTAGCTTTAATGTCTTCTACTTCTAGAAGAGTAAACGATGCTACTGTATTTACTTTAATATCTGGTGTTCCAGATGGTGGAGAGTATAGAAAAGAAGTCCAGTATATTAAATCAATAGAAGGAATGTTGACTCAGACACAAGCTTTAGAAGCAAAAAGAATGTTTTATGATTTAGATTGTGATTACTTTGTAGTTGATGCTGCTGGTGTAGGGCAAAATTTATTACCCCTCTATTAAGAAATTAATAGATAAACAATGCGAAATTAAGCAAGGAAAGCTGAAAAGTTAACTTGAACCGAAGGCTATAGGAACTATAGTCAGGGGCAGAGCATAGAGAGTGAAAAGATATAATCTCTCCAAGAGTTCGCATTACCTAAAGTGTTTTGTAAAGAAAGTTGTTGATTATTATGATTATTAGTGAATTTGCAATTTTAAAGTGGAACTCTAAAAATTTAAAAAAATATAAAGAACTGGGATATATTTATACAAAAATAGGCGATGAGTTTAAAGTTTGTATTGATGACTTGTCAGAATATTCAAGATGTGAAGTTATTGTTAAATGTGATTTCTGTGGAAAAGAGTATAGTAATAAATTTTCTTATTTATCTAGAAGCTATAAGAGATGCATTTCTAAAAAAGATGCTTGTGTAGATTGTGTAGAAAATAAAATTAAAGAATCTTTTTTAGAAAAATATGGAATGGAGAATCCACTCAAATCACAAGAGATAGTAAACAAAAGAAAACAAACGTGTCTTGAAAAATATGGAGAAGATAATCCCAGTAAAGTAGATTTTATAAAAGAAAAAATAGTAAGAGTCCAATTAGAAAAATATGGTTCATTGTACAATCAAACAGAAGAATATAAAATTAGATGTGAAAAAACTTGCATGGAGAGATACGGAGTTAAATCTAAATCTTGTTTAGAATCTTCTAAGAGAAAAGGAGATAAAAGTCCCTCTTGGAAAGGAAACCTACCCAACAGAGATAAAAGATCGCTTAATGAGTATAGAGAATGGAGATTTTCTGTATTTAAAAGAGATGCTTTTTTATGTCAACGATGTTTTATTAAAAGAGATGTTGAAGCTCACCATATAAAAAATTGGAAAGACAACGAACTTTTAAGACATGAGATATCTAATGGTATTACGCTTTGCAAGCAATGTCACGCTCAATTTCATAGTCATTTTGGGAAAAAGAATACTAATAATTTACAACTTGAAATTTTTATAGAACAATATGGTAAAGACGTATGCCGACCTATTGGGAATGAAAACCAATAGAAGAAGGGGATAAAAAGCCCCTTCGTTAACAAAAATGAATCAATTTTCGATGTGTGTGTTGAAAAAATATTCGATTATGAGAGAAATATTGAATACCCTGCGTGGACAGTTATAAATCCACTAGATGAACCAGATTTAGCAATGAGATGCAAAGACCCAGATTCAGTTGCAGTAATATTTCCAATAAAAGTAACAGGAGCATACGCTGCTCAAATGAATCATGATATGGCTTTGTACACTCGTGGGCAGTTTGTAGGCAATAAAATAAGTCTTTTACTTACCGAGGCAGAAGCTTCTGAAGAGTTAATGACTATGCCAGAATATAGAAAACTAAGCCAAGAAGAACAAGTTATGGTGAGAACTCCTTATATTCAAACTACGTTCTTAGTAAATGAAATGATTAACTTAGAGACAGAAATTAAAAGTGGTTTAGTAAAACTAACAGAACCTTCTTCTCGTGCCAGAAAAGATAGGTACTCATCTTTAGCTTATGGTCTATATTTCTTAAAGCAAAAAGAACAAGATTTGAAAGTAGTATATGATTCTAGAGATGATATAGACTTACTTATGGCATATGTTTCATTTTAAATAGAAGGAGGGGAATATAAAGGATGGCAAAAAATTTAGAAAAGATTGACCAGATTCCAGAAGAAGAAGTCTGGGACGTTTTAGAATTTGCTAGAAATATGTATAATACTTATCCAACAGTTTTTAATCCTGACTTAGTCAATGCTAGAATGAAAGATATTACGATGAATCCTCTGGCTGGAGAAGAAACTGCTATAAATAAAGCTCTTGCAGACCCTAAAAATAATGAAATGGAACTAAGAGGATTTAGTGAATTTTTTGAATATACTAATATGGTATACAAAAGAACTCTTCATTATATGGGAAATATGTTGGCTTTTGATATTGTCCCAATTTGTATTAACGCCTCTCCAGAAGATTATAATACTCCAGCTTTTAAAAAAGATGAAGCTAGGATGCATGATTTTTTAGACAGGTTTGATTACAAAAATGAATTTACAAAAATTTCTAGACAACTCTTAAGACAGGATGCATATTTTGGTTACTTCAGAGATGAAGGAGAAAGATATGTTTTCCAAGAATTACCAATTAATTACTCCAAGATTACAGGCAAATTTGAAAGTGGTTATTTATTTGATTTTAATATGATGTGGTTTTTAGGTCAAACTGGTGTGGATATAAATATGTATCCCTCTATTTTTAAAGAATACTTAAATCGTATAATGGATGGTCAAAATAATGGATACGCCCCGTCAAAAAGCATTAACAACAGAACTGGAGAATGGGTTTATTGGGTTCAAACTTCTCCAGATGATGGAATGTGGGCTTTTAAAATGAACCAAGAGCAAGCAGGACAAATACCTTATTTTGCTCCTATGTTTGCAGATACTGTATTAGCTCCTTTAGTTAGAGCTTTACAGAAATCAAAATTTATAATTGAAGCAAGTAGAATTTTAGTTGGTACAGTTCCAATGTTAAAAGATGCTAAATCTGGTAGTGTAAAAGATATGTTCGCTCTTTCTCCAGAAGCAATGGGTAAATTTGCTTCTTTATTTAGACAGGGTTTAAGTAAAGAAATTCAAGTTGCTGTTGGTCCTTTTGAAAAAGTAGAGAGTATTGATTTTCATAGTACAGATTTTAATATTGCAGAATCCTATAATAAAAATTTAAGCGCACAAACTGGTGTTAATAGTAGATTACTATTTAGTATAGATAAGCAAAATGCATTAGAAACACAAGCATCTATAAACGTAGATGAAATGGTCATGCAATATTTATATCCAGAATTTAACCACTTTATGGAGTTTTGGGCTAATAAATTAACTAAAAAGTTTAAGTTTAAATTTAATTTTGAAGGAACAAATTTTGATGCTAATAGAGCTAAAAGACAAAAAGAAGTTTTAACTTTTGCACAGTCTGGGATTGTATTACCAGAAAAGATTGCAGCTTCATTGGGACTTTCTCCACAAGATTTAAAAAGAATGATGGAAAAAGCTAAAGCAACCAAATTTGATGAAAACTGTATGCTTCTCTTGAATCAATTTACTCAAACTGACGATGGTAAATCCGCTCCAGCAAAAAGACCTCAGAAAGATTCTAGTGAACTGAGTGATTCTGGACAAAATACCAGAAGTGCAGGAAGTAATATTGCTCGTGGGGGTGAAGTGTAATGAAGATGACTCAAGAATTAAATTCTGTAATTAACAAACAGATTGCACATGAATTGCGTAATCAAAATATTTATTTGCAAATAGGTAGTTATTTTGAAAATTTGGAATTAAATAATATAGCGGAATATTTTTTCAAACAAGCAGATGGAGAAAAAGACCATGCAAAATTATTTATAGACCATTTAAATAATAGAGTTGGGGGATTAGTAAAAATTGAATCTATACCAGCTCCTGTTGTTGAATTACAAACGCCAGAAAGTATTGGAGAATTATATTTAATTGTAGAAAATTCTACTACAGAAGCTATAGAAGATATCATGGATTTAGTTTTAGAGACCAAATCTTATGTAGACCAACCTTTTATTTCTAAAATGCTTGAAGAACAAGTAGAGGAAGAAGATACAGCAAATCACTTTAGAGTTTTAATTAATAAAGTTAAGGATATAGTTTTATTCGATTCTACATTTGAAGGGTGATATATTATGTTTGTAACTAATTTTAAAAATATTAATAATGCTTATGTATGTGGCAAAATAAAAGCTGAATATTTAATTAAGCATTATAATATAAAACCATTTTCTACAGAGGGTAGATTATATTATTTTATTATAAATAATAGCAATAACATAGAACTACCATGGTATATAAAAATTATGAAATGAGGTGTATGCTGTTGTCAGAACTAATTAAGTTTTCAGTAGATAACTTAGAAATACTTGAAGCCGCCAACAAGTCACAATTTGCCAAAGCTAGAGTAGACTTTTTTGCTAGTGGAAACAACAGCCATAATATGCCAGTGAAAGAAGAGTCTCTAAGGAAATATGCAAATACCATCTTAGGAAAACCACTTGTATATATTATAGAAAAAGGTTGGTTGCGTAAGGAGGATTTTGGTGGACATGACCCTTTAGAAATTCCTATGGGATTTTTTAGAGAGTCTGAGGAGATAGAGTTCAGAGAACTAGGAGACGGAAGAGTTGTTGCTTCTGCTGTTGCTATGATTTGGAAGAAATATGCTGATAAAGCAATCAAAATTTTTCATCGTGATGGTTTGCAAAAACCAGTTAGCGTTGAATTACAAGTTTTAAAGTCAGAAGAAGATGGGAATGGGAATAAAGAACTTATAGATTTTTGTTTTATGGGATGTACTGTATTAGGCACTGATGTAGAACCAGCGATTAAAGATGCCTATATAGAGATACTAGAATTTACTGCTGATAAGAGTAAATACGAAAAGCAATTAAAACTATATGAATCTATTGATTTTACTATTCCTAGCACTATTGTTTCTGAAGTTGACAATTTCTTAAAAAAGTCAAAAAATGGTAATACTAGTTTCTTACCAACTGCTATTTCTAAGGCAGAGTATATTTTAAATAATAAGTCTGTTTCCCCAGAAAAAATACAAAGTTTTGTAAATTTTTTCCAGAAACACAAAGATGATATTTCATTTTTTCTTTGTGGAGGAGAAGAAAGCAAGAACTGGTTCAATGAAATTTCTGAAAAAATGAAGCACATTGATAAGGTTGGCTTTTCAAACACTGAAATAAAGAAGGAGGATAATATGGTAGATGAAGAAAAAGTTGTCGTTGTAGAAGAGGAGAAAGAATTTACAACTGATAGCAACATCGAGGGAGTTGCCTCTCTTGAAAGAAGTGAAGAAGAAACTGAAGGCGACAAAGAACTTATGTCAGAAGAAAAAGTCGAAGAAGAAGAAATGCAAAAAGACCCAGAAGTTAAAGAAGAAGTTAAAGAAGAAGAAATGCAAAAAGAAGAAGAAGAAGATAATGCTTTTATGCAATCTTTAAAAACTGAATTGTTTGAGACTAAAACTAAAATGACAGCACTTGAACAAGAAGTGGTAGAACTTCGTCAATTTAAGGCAAATATATTAGAAGCAGAAAGAAATCAAAAGATTGGTTTTGCTTTAACAGAAGTTGCTAATGTGATGAATAAAGACCAAATAGAAGATTGGAAAGAAAAAGCGAAAGAAGAAAGATACAGTTCTATAGACGTATGGGCGAATGCTCTAAAGGCAGAAGCTTTTACATATTCACAACAATACACAAAGCCAGAGAGCTTTACAAGGATGGCTCTTCCTTTTGAGGGAGTTAAAACATCTAATGAAAAGAAATCTCTTTGGGCTGACTAATTTTTTGAGGAGGATAAAATTATATGGCACATGCAATTATGATTCCTAGCCTAGTTATGGCTAAAGACGTTGATTCTTTAAATCGTTCTTTTGTTGCTACAGTTGACCTTGATAACGGAAACGTTATTAATCTTGGTGCAATGTCTAGCACAGCGGGCGAAGGAGAAGTTTTCGTAGCCGCTACCCCTACTGCTGCTACTCCTACAGGTCTTTATATGGTAGGAGAACCAGAAATCGTTATGTCTTCTGGATATAAAGGTTTAGACCCCGACGTTCGTAACTTTTACGTTCCTGCTAATACTGTTGGTACATGTTTCAAAATTAAAAAGGGTGACATCGTTAGATTGTCTGCTGATGCAATGAGTAATGCTGTTTCCACAAACACTTTTGTTAATGCACAAGCATCTGGCAAATTAGTTTGGGCTGCTACTTCAACTGCTGCTACTTTATTTAAACTTGTTGAAGCTGTAACTATTCCAATTGGTGCTGGCTATCCTACTGCTACTCGTGGAGTTGCTGCATACAGACTTGAAGCTATTACTGAATAATTTAAACCAAGACACTCGATAAGGAGGAAATTTATATGATTCGTATTCCAAATAATGTAGAGATGTTCTCTGCACAGAATGGGGCTTCAAAATTGTATGTTCGTTTTGCAGACCTAGTTGCTCATTATAATAAAAAAGAAGGCTATGATTCTACAGTAAGTTTTTCTGAAAAAGAAGCAAAAGTTAATGAAATGCTTCAAGAAGAAATTGCTAAATTAGCCAATATCAAAAATTTTGCTGATGTTCCTGCTGAAATGTGGGTTACTAACCCTATGTACAAATGGGCTACATTTGCAGTAATTGGTGCTATGATTGATGCTATTATCCCTGACACTATTATTGATAGTGTTGGTGCTTACTCTGATGTTCGTACTGGTGGATTTGGTGATAATTTTAGTTTTGATGTAGAACCTAATGACCTTTTCTATGTAACTAAATCTGGTCGTGGCAAAAGACATGCTGAAGGTCAAAAATCTTTCAATGGTCAAATCATAGTTACACCTGTAGAACATGACATCTCTGCTCAAGTTAATTTGTACCGTGTTCTTTCTGGTAAAGAATCTCTTGCTGCTTTTGCAGTTAAATGTGTTCGCTCTATGGAAACAGAAATGGCTTATGACGTTTATACCGCATTTACAACAGCTATGAATGCCGTACCTAGTACTGCTAGTTATGAACTCCAATATAGCGGTTGGTCTAAAGCTAATTTCATTGCATTAACAGATAAAATCACAGCGTATAACAATGGTGCAAAACCCATAGCTATTGGTACTCGTACTGCTCTTTCTAATGTTTTGCCTGATAATACAAATTATCGTCTAATGATTGAATCTGACTATGTTAAAATTGGTTATCTTCCCAACTTCTTCGGAATTGACTTAATTGTTCTTCCTCAAAAAGCTGATTGGAAATCACCTTATAAAACAGTGTTGGATGATACTAATCTTTGGGTTATGGCTCCTTCCGCTGGAAAACCTGTTAAACTTTGTATTGAAGGAAGTACATTAGCTATTACAGATGATACTTATGCTAATGCTAATCTTACTCAGCAAGTTACAATGAAGAAAATGTGGGCAACTGGTGTAGCCAGCAACGCAACCTATGGATTTATTTCGATTTCTTAATTGCGCTTAATGCTACATAGGGGATAATACTAATTATCCCCTATTTTTTATGATTGAAAGGATAAAAGGATTATGGCTAACGTAAAAAAAGAAACTACTACAACTACAAAACCTAAAGCAACTACTACTAATCCAAAAGTTACTGCTACTGCTAAGAGTGTAAAAGAAACTGAGCTTGAGAATCAAATTAAAGAATTACAAGATATGATGTTGTCTATGCAAAAATTAGTAGCACAAACACAAGCAGTTAAAAATATCCCAAAAGAAGAATATGGAGAAATTGTTGCTCCAATAAATGAGATTGAAGAACAAGTACCTTTTAGGCAATATATTAGAGTTATGTCATTAACACCACATCACCTCACTCTTTCTACAGAAGGATTTGGGAATGGTACTGTGTATAATTTTGTTAATTATGGTCAAATACAATCTATACTTTATGAAGATTTGGCTAAGATTATTCATAATAATCCTAGATTTGCAAGAGAAGGATACTTCTATATAATGGATGAAAGAGTAATCAGAATTCACAATATGGTTGATGATTATAATAAAATTCTTAAAAAAGAGCAGATTGATAATATATTAAATTTAGATGCTAATATTATTAGGGATTTACTTAGAAAATCTTCACAGCATATTAAAAATACTGTGAGTCAAATAGTTCTTGCCAAATTAATTGCAGGAGAAGATATTGACTTAAATAAGATACGAGTAATTAGTGTAGAGTCTGGAAAAGATATTGATGCAATAATGAAACGCACTGAGGAACTTAATAATACAGAATATGAAGAATAAAGGGGGAAAAGATGGGCACTGCATTTTCAGAAATTTATGATTTATTTTTAACAAATAAAAAAGATTATAAAATTGATGAATTATATACATTAGGTAGTACCCCTACTTCTAATTTTACCAATTATTTAAAAGGATTTTTAATTAAAGGAATCCCAAATTTTACTAATTGTATTCAAGATTTAGATGACAGGGACGATTCAACAGAGACTTTTAATATTACTCTATCAAGTCTAGAAAAAGGAATTATAGTAGACTTAATGGATTATGAATGGTTTCTTAGAGAAGTTAATGATGTAACTCAATTTAATCTTACTCTATCAGATACTGATTTTAAACATTATTCAGAAGCTCAAAACTTGAAAGAAAAACAAGAAAAAGCAGACAGGATGAGAGAGCAGTATGAACAAAAGATGACGGTATATGGTCTTAAAAACATTCCTTGGGCAGATTGGAAAGAGGGAAATTATGGATAAAACTAACGATATTTCGAAAGATGTTGTTGTTTTATATTTTAAACGTCTTTCCAAGAGAGTTTTTAAAAGTATTCCTATATTAGAAGGAAAAGATTTACATGGTAGAGTTATATACCCAGTAAAAATAGCTGAAGAGAATTTTAAAAAACATGTTTCAAAACTACTTGTTGAGATTTATGGGAATTCTTCAATATTTTTTTCTAATGAATATTCAATAGAAATTATTGGATTGCTTAAAAGTCTACTTATGGATATTGACATTGAGGATAGACCTCCTGTTAGGGGAATAATATTTGATTGTATTTCTCTATTAGATAAGGTTATAAAAATAACAGAGGAAGGTGATGGGATTGCCTTATAATTTTTATAATGCGTACAAAATAATTGCACAAACTCCATCACAGTCAATAAAAAATGATTTACAAGCTTTAATTGATAGTAAATTTAATGTTGCTACATCTGTTTTTACAATTAAAGAAGAAGGAACAATTGGAAGTAATATTTGGCAAGACATACAAGTAAGGCTAGTACATAAAATAAATGTTGATACTGGTGTTAGACTTAGTGACGATTGGAGAAACATCATTTTTCAAAATACAGACCATGTATTTTCTCTTGGTATGAAATATGATATTGATGGAGATATTTGGATAGCTATTAATACAGAATCAAAAAAAATGGTAACTCAATCTGGTTTAATACGAAGAACAAATTGGGTATTAAAGTGGTATAATGAAAAAGGGGTTCTCATCCAAGAGCCTTGTATTGTTGATTATGTAAAAATGATTGGCTCTGCTATGGGTATAGTCGAAGGCAAAGAAGTCAGAGAAGGTGCCTATGATAGATTTGTGTATTTACAAAAGAATACAGAAACAGCAAAAATAAACAGAGACCAAAGATTCTTTCTTGATGATTTAGTTTTTCGTGTAACAAAAAGAGATGCAATAGCTCATAATGGGCTTATAGAACTTAGTCTTGATGAACATCAAATTAATGAAGAGGTTGACGATGTAACCAATGGAATTGCTGATTACACAAACAGACCTAGTGTTGATATTTCTGATATTGGAACAACAGAATTATTTGTAGGACTCAATACTATTTCCATAGGTTCTAATGGACTTTGGAATATTTATAAAAAAATAAATGGAGTAAAACAACTAGATACTTATACTTTTTCTTTAATTGGAAGTGGTGCAACAATAGTTACTTATACTAATAATACTATTTCTTTAAAAGCTGGAGATGTAAAAAATATTTCTTTTGTTCTAAGAGCAACTAACACAACCAGTTTAGCTGTAATTAATAAAACAATCAATGTGATTGGGATGTGGTAGGTAACATATGGGAGTATATTTAACTCAAGAGTCTATGATAAATGAAATGGCTTATGAAATAGTGAAAAATCAAACTATTATGAAATATCTTGTATATGATGATATTTTATCAGACCCAATATTAAAAGCAGATATTTTAAATACGCAGGATTATATATACAAAGTAACTACAGCAGAAAAAGAAGATTATCGTATTTACCCCCTTCCTAAAGTACCTAATATAACAGAAGAGAAAAAGACTATGATTTTATGTTGGGCAGATATTGAATCTTCTGATGGAGTATTTTTTAAAGATTATTCCATACATTTTGATGTTATTTCTCATATAGATATATGGACAATAGCTGGAGGTATAGTAAGACCACTTAGAATAATGGATGAAATAAATGACATCTTTGCTCAAAAAACTACGGAAAACAGCATTGGTAAATTAGTCCCATTAACACCATCAAAAGCTAGACCGTATGATTCTCGTGGTCTCTTTATGGGATATAGAATTTCTTTTAGAGGCACAGATTTTACAAAAAGCTTATGTAAGGGTGGTAGTTAATGAATGGGATTTATAAATGAAATGGTTCTTCTTAGAGGAAAAAATTTCTTTATTAATGATAAATTGTCAATTAAACACCCAACATTAAATGAAATTGTAGACTTAGATAAAATATTGAATAAAAATAATTTACCAGAAAGTATGAGAGACGAGTTTGGAGAAGATTTGTATTATTATATTCTTAGTTTATTTTGTTCTACTCCTTATGATTATATGGTTGAACTAAAAGATGCTGGTATAAACTGGGAAGAAAGAAATAATTATGATATTTTTTTAGATTTGTATAATTTTGAAACTTATAGTGAATTAATTAATTGGCTTTTTGGTGGGACTTTCTTTTTTGAGCATAGAGTAAATTCAGAAAATAATGAATTATTACTTTATGACCCTATAAATGACATAATAATAGATAGACTTATTTTTGAGCAAATAAGTTATTTTTTAAGAAGGATTAATTTCCAAAATGAAAAATCAGAATTTGCTCCTGCTAACGAAGCTGCTAGAGAATTGGTATTAGAACAAAAAAGAAAAGAAGCAAAAAAGAGACAGAGAAGGACACAAATAAAAGACTCTCAATTATCAACATTAATTTCATTTTTAACTTGGAACAACACGAGTGGGATGAAATCTGATGATATATTTAAATTACACATATATGGATTTCATGATGGTGTAAGAAGGTTAGTAAAAACTAGTGAATATCGTAATATTATGTTAGGCTATTACACAGGGAATATATCTCATAAAGAGATAGATTTTAATAAAATTGACTATACTGGAAAAACCACTGTGGATAATTAAGGAGGAAAATATGGCTATTTCTACTAAATTTGCTATTCAAAGAGTATTTGACTTAGCTCTTTTCGACCAATCTACTAATGAATGTTTAGGTATAATGGATGACCTAAAAAATACGACCTTTACTCAAGAGGGAGAAGTTGTCTACGCCAGTGGTGAAATAACAAACACCCTTTAAGCAGTGATGCTTATCGAACATTTCTTGAATTGCTTGGAAACCCTAAAGCTTAATTGGCTACAACGTGACTTGTAATGGGTGAGCGTGAATGCTGTCGAAAGACGGAAAAAACAATTAAGATGGCATAAGGTTAAATCCTAAGTGCTTTTACAATGGGAGTTTAGCAGGTAAGATTGCGTATTAAGAACAAGATAAGGAGTAACAATGTTGTTGCCAAATCAGGTTTTTAATATAAGAATAAACGCAAGTTCTATTAAACACTATCAAGAAAAAGGATATAAAAACTTAACTGTCAATTGCTTTTGCGATATTAAAGCGGAAGATTTATCAAAAGGCGCTAAGTCAAACGTTCAGGTAGAATGTGACTATTGTTCTAAAGTATTTTCGAAATCGTTTCAAAAATATTTTAAGCAAAGAAAAACCGTTCAAAAGGACGCTTGTTATGAATGTTTTGGTAAAAAGCAAAAAGAGTCCGCTCAATTAAAACACGGTTGCGAGTATACGCCAGACACAGAAGAATCTAAGGCGAAAAGAAAAGCAACTAATTTAGAGCGATTTGGTTTTGAAAATCCATTAATGTCTCCTATCGTTCGTGAGAAATTTAAAACAACCATGAATGAGAGATACGGATGTGACTATTCACAACAAAACGCAGAAATAAAAGCAAAGACACAAAAAGTTTTCCTTGATAAATATGGTGTTAAATCTCCTTTAGGTTCGCAAATAATTAGAAAAAAATACCAGAGAAATTTAAAATTTGTTAATGGCGTAATGGTTTCTAAATTACAAATCGCTATAGCAGACTATTTAAAAGGCTCTTTAAATGTGATTGTTTCTAATTTTTATGTTGACATTCTATTAGAAAATAAAACTGTAATAGAGTACAACGGAGGCGGGCACAGATTAAAAGTTCAATATGGTCTAATGACCAATGAGGCTTTTGAAAAAAAAGAAGAAGAAAGAATAGAATTGTTAAATAAAATGGGATACAAAGTTTTTGTAATTAATAACTCTAAAAACATTAAAGTTCGTTTTGGAGAATTAAGAAATAAAATAGATTCTTTTTCTAATGGAGAAGAACTGTTTTCAGAATATTATGTATCTTAATACGCAATAAACTTCAACGACTATCCCGTGAGGGAGTAGGGTCAAGTGACCCGAAGTAGGAAATGCCCAGAAATGGGCAATGATATAGTCTGGTCTGCAATGAAAGTTGCAGCTGTTTACATTATTAGGGATGTAAGCGGATAGAGATTAACGTCCTCTATTGAACAATACGGTGCTGGTAACCCTAAAATCGTAGGCTTTGACCATAGTAAAGCTGCTCGTTTCACTGTTGAGTCTGCTACATTTGATAACCTTTCGTTTGGTGCTCAACTTGGTGCTACTCCTACTCTTGGAACGAACACGAATATCGTTATTACTGATATTTTAAACCCTGTATCTGGCACTCCTACTAATGTACTTACGACTTATACAGCTTTAGGAACGGTTGGTTCTGAAATCTTATTTGCTTATAAACGTAATACTGATGGTACTTTGGGAACTAAATTTACACAGATGACTGGTACTCCTACAACTGGTAAATTTGTATACACCGTTGGTACTAAGACAATGGCATTCTTTGCTGGCGAAGTTATTGCTACAGACCAAATCGTAGTGTTCTATCGTGCAACTGCTGGTGCTACAACTTTAACAACTTCATCTTTCACAGACGTGTTTGCAAAAACAGTTAAATTAGTTGCAACTGGTTTGGTTCGTGATGTCTGTACAAAAGTTGATTATAAAGCACAGATTATACTTTATTCTGCAAAAATGAGCAACAACTTTGAGTTATCTCTTTCTGCTGATGGAGACCCTGCTGTACAATCAATCGAATTTGAAGCACTTAAATCTTGTGGTAGTACAAAACTTTGGGATTTAATAGTCTGGGAAACAGTGACTTAATAGAAGTTTTCTATTTGGTGGAGAATTTTTATTCTCCACCTTTTTTTGATTTGGAGATTTTATGGATGGCTCACCTAATAGAGTTTGTTTAAATGAAAAGTGTAAAAAAGAATATTTTTGTTGTATAGC